ATTACGCTGGCGGCAGAGTATGCAGCGCACTGCGGCCATATAAGCCTTCCAATGGTTAGAAAAAAATACGACATAACCCAGCCTGTGGAGGTATTTTAATGAAGGAGTCAAACATACAAAAACTGATAATGCTAGCGCTATCCGATGCGGGCTGTACTGTCTGGCGCAATAACGTGGGCGTACTGCCTGACCGCAACGGCGTGCCGATACGCTTTGGCTTGTGTGTCGGATCGTGCGACCTAATTGGCATAACGCCAAGCGGTCAGTTTTTGGCTGTAGAAGTAAAAGCATGCAAGGGTCGTGCCACAATGCAGCAGCTTGCATTTATTGATCTGGTTAACCGATTTGGCGGTATTGCAGGTATATGCCGATCCCCCCAAGATGCGCTAGACTTGCTGGCCAACAAATAAACAACAGGGAATTAAGCGAATGAATGATTGCGATCATCAGGGCAAAAAGATTTACGCGAAGCGAACTATGCCTAACGGTGCCATACAATATTGCGTCCAGTGCCTTAGCTGCCTAGACGTGGTAAAGCTACCAGAACACGGCAACCGCCCATACATAACCCACCTTGAAATACCTGAAGGCCGCGCTGTGCATACATTTATCGCAGCGGGGCAGGCACAATGAGCCGTTCGATTAGTTGGTATGCGCGCCGTTACGTTGAGCGCTTTGGTTTTCACCTAGTACCTGTAGAGCCTAAGCGTAAATTTCCACGCGCTAACGACTGGGGCAATACCTGCATTACTGATGCGCAAGATGCTGAGGATTATTACCAAGCCAAGCCTGATTGGAACATGGGCGTAGCGCTTGGGCCGTCCTCAGTGTGCAGCCTTGACATTGATTGCCTTGAGTCGTTCAGCCTTATTTGTGAGTGCTTTGGCATTGAGCTTGATGCGCTGATCAATGCCACACCAACAATTCAAGGCGCCAGCAAAGGGATGCGGCTAATGTTTCGCGTGCCTGCTGGGGCTGAGTTGCCATACAGAAAGCTTAACTGGAAGCGCGAAGACGACCAAGCAAAGTCTTTTACCGTATTTGAATTGCGCAGCGCAACAGATGGAAAGCAGAGGTTAGATATTTTACCACCCTCTATCCATCCTGATACCGGCCTACCTTACAAATGGATCACGCAACCTGCCGAGGACTGGCCAGAGCCGCCGCGCTGGCTGCTTGCTATGTGGGGAGACTTTGAGAAATTCAAGCCGCAGATGCAGGCAATGTGTCCTTGGTCAATTGAGCCGGAAGCGCCAAAGCCTAGAGCCAAGCATTTACAGCCCAAAGGCGATGGCGTCATTGATGCCTTTCTTGCGGCCAACACGCTAACCGACTGCCTGACCCGCTACGGTTACAACCGTATAGGCAAGCGATGGCTGTCACCGCACTCAGGGACCGGACTGCCGGGCGTTGTGCTGTTCCCTGACGGTGAGTCCTGCTGGATTCATCACGCAAGCGATCCTCTAGGAAGCGACGACACTGGCAAACCGGTTAATGCCTTCGACCTGTTCTCGCACTATGAACACAACGGCGACATCCGGGCAGCGGTCAAGCATGCGGCTGATCTTATGGGTATGCGGTCTGCGCCCAAGTACAGCGAGCAACCAGCAGCGCCAACACGTATCAGCGCAGTCGGATTGCCTATGCCCGCCCGCCTTCCTGTTTCCCCGGCGGCAAGCGCACAGGGCTGCAACTATCAAGCCCCCCTGCCTTGGATGTCTTCGCGAAACAAGCCGCTCAAGCACATTGATAACCTGGGCGAGATATGCAATCGGCTTGGCGTAACTTTGCGCTATAACGTCATAGCCAAGGACGAAGAGATAATTATTCCTAACGAGGGCTTTTCTGTTGACAACCAGGCTAACGCCTCGCTTGCGTGGCTAACGTCAGAATGCAGCATGTTTGACTTTCCGACTGACAAGCTGGGCGACTTTATAACCTACTTGTCCGACAAAAACCCCTACAACCCGGTAGCGCAATGGATAGACTCAAAGCCTTGGGATGGCGTGTCTAGGCTTGCCGCTATGTTTGCAACAGTAACCGCCCGCGATGAATGGACAGACCCGTCTATCGGCAAACTAAAGGACACGCTAATGAAAAGATGGATGATCAGCGCCATTGCTGCGGCATATCGCCCTAACGGTGTCTCTGCGGCTGGCGTTCTGGTCTTTCAAGGCGCGCAGTACCTCGGTAAGACTAAGTGGTTCAAAACGCTTGTGCCTGCCGAGCTAGGCTTGCTACAGGACGGCTTGCTGCTGCGCCCGGATGACAAGGACTCAGTTAAGCAAACCTGCTCATACTGGCTGGTCGAGCTTGGCGAGCTGGATAGCACGTTCCGCAAGGCTGACGTTGCCGCGCTCAAGGCGTTTATCACCAAGGATAACGATGTTTTGCGTCGCGCCTATGCTCGCCGAGAGTCGAAGTTTGCGAGGCGTACAGTGTTCTTTGGCTCCGTCAACCCGCGTGAGTTCCTGCACGACCAGACCGGCAACCGCCGTTACTGGACTATCGAGTGTGAAGCGCTAGATCACAGCCATGCGCTAGACATGCAGCAAGTATGGGCAGAGGTCAAAGCGCTATGGGATGCAGGCGAGGGCCACTATCTGTTGCCTGATGAGATGGATGCCCTTAACAAGCACAACGAGGGATTCATGGCGCTTGATCCTGTAGAGGAACGCATTAGAAGCGGCCTTGACTGGGACGCGCCAGACGCTACGTGGAGGTGGGCGCAGGCGACAGAGATCCTTATGGATAGCGGTATGGATAGGCCGACTACAAGGGACGCCGCAACGGCTGCTGGCTTGGTTCGCAAGCTCAACGGGGGCAGAGAGAAGACTAGCAAGGGTAAAAAGCTGCTGCTGTGCCCTAAGAAGCTGAATGGTTACTGACAGTGCCAATGTACTGCTGACCCGCTACGGCGGGTTTTTTATTGATTGCTAGGGTGTGGATAAAAATCAATCCACACCCCATCTACACCCTTATTAAGTTATTGTTTTTATTGTATAAATTACTATTAGGTATAGAGGTATAGATAGAATAGGGTAAAAGATAAATAGAGTATAAAGGAGCCCAAGGGCAGAGATGCAGGGGGATATACCTGCCCTTGGGTTGAGATAACGCACTAACTACTAGGAAAACATCCACACTATCCACACCCTGACCCCCTAAAACAGGCAAATTCGATATTAAAATCAAGCGCTTAACTAGGGTGTGGATGCGCTATTTGATCCACACTTTACTTTGTGCGCAAACTAAAACGTGACCGACCAGTAAAAACCTGACCGACGAGTCACAAAGTGACCACATCAACCCATACACACAAAGCGACGAGCGGTAGTCCTATCCTAGCGGCTTGGTGCTATGATCGGGGGGTTAATAATTTAGGAGTAGGGAAATGAAAACAGATATGGAGTTGCTTGAGCTGGCGGCAAAAGCTGCTGGGATCAGGCACATTGAATACACAAACGGGTATGACGGCCAATACGGGCTAATGACCTGCGACGAACACGGCAGGCATCAGGGCATGTGGAGTTCGCTAGAAGACGATGGCGACGCTTTGCGGCTGGCAGTGAAGCTGAGCATATCCGTCAGCCAAAACATTGTGCTTGTCAGCACCTGCACAATAAACCTGGCACTCGCCGGGGTATTTATTAAAGAGGAATGCATAGAGCAAGACGACTTGACAGCCACCCGCCGCGCAATAACCAGGGCAGCGGCAGCGATTGGGGAGGGGATGAAATAGGACGACCGTTCGTCGGGAAGCGGTTTACGACTAGGCACTGGGTGCATATACTCAATCCACCAACCAAGCAAAAAGAAAGGAAAGACAAAATGCTATATCAAGTCGCAGTGAAGCAGAACGAATTGGTAGTTTTTACAGATACAGTAGATGCAGCCAGCCCTAACGATGCAGCAAACAAAACCGTGAGATGGAGCCAGCTTGCTTACAACTTTGTTGAGGTTTATGACGCATTTGACGAGTCGTTTGATGCTAAGCCTCTTTTTAGCAAGGTGATGGTAGGCTAAAATCCCAAGCCTCGGAAATAGGGCTACCGTTCGTCGGAACCCGCTTTATTAGTAGGCACTGGCTGCATATACTGATTACACACAAACAGGAGAACGAAGATGATGGCACCACGCAAGCAAAACGCACACAAAGACCTTTTGACCGAAGCCATGATTGCAGAGCATTCATACCTTGCCAGAGTCGCGCCTACATTTGGCCGCGTAGCTCCTAATGACTATGCGACTCGCTCAGCAGCTTATAACCTGGCATGCCAAGAGATGGGCGCAACGCTGATGATGGTTGTTGCAGCAATACAAAAACAGGAGAAACAACATGAAACACGCAATAATCATCAACACGAAATCCGCCTATAGCAAGCAATCCTAATAAATTTGCACGCCTTATCAGTGTAAAAGATAACGGCGCAGACGACGAAATATTAGGTGAGCGGGACGGCGCTCCGTTTGCTCGATAAATTGACCACACAAACAGGATAAAAAATGAGCACATATATCACTAGCGAAGACGACGTAAGCATTGAGCACCCAAATTATGGGGTGTTGTTTGCATTTGGTGGAGTTCAATGGTTTGACGAAAAGGGTTTTCAAATTGTTAGTTGTCTTGATGAAGACGAATGGTGCCTGAGAGAGGCTTCTCGAATTGTCAGCGGAAAGTCTTCAAGGTTGCGAATTTATGTTCGCCATTCAGACGGGGGCTATTACCCGCTTGACTGCCTTTTTGATCTTAATCAGGGAACTGGCGATCCTGAATGGGATGCAGAGGCGCGTGGATGGGTACGCGATCTAATTGGCGCGCTCGCAGCATGACCCCCAACATAACCCGCTCTGGCCTAGCGCACTGGATGCGCCAGGCCACTTGCCTGTTGCGTATTGCGTTCAGTTTGCGCTTGAGTGCTTGGCTAAGGATAAAAGAAAATGATAACCCACAAAGACCAAACATTCTGCTCAAGCGCCGGCCATTGCGCTAACCGCGAGTGTTATCGCTGGATTGATTTCGGCGCGGTCTATGATTTGCCCGTGTCAGTGGCAGAGCTAAAAGATACCGACATTTGTGAGGGGTATGTCGAGCATCCTGCTCTGAAAACCATTAAAGCAATCTTTGGATAACCGACCAACAGCAACCCACACTTAGGAGTGAATAGGATGAACAGCCAGCAAGCATTCGAGAAAGCATACCCAACGCCAGCAGGGGCCACGCGAATGGGCGAGGGTTATCGCTATGCGGCAACGGCCAGACCCCACGACATGCTAGACCATGCCGAGCATGCTACGCGCTGGGAGACCTGGCAGCGGGCTGTTGAGTTTATGGGGGATAAAGTATGAGCGACAAGATGCGGGCAGAGTTTGAGGAGTGGGCAAAGAGTAAGGGATTAAACACCGGCAGATACAAGGAATGTATTAATTATATAAACACCCAAACGAGTGTTTTTTTTGTAATCTGGCAAACATCATGGCAGGCATCCCGGCGTGAGCTTGATGTTGAGTTGCCTTTGCTCAGACTGTCGAGCGCAGCCGGGATAACAGGAATCAGGACAATGGGTAAATAATGCAAACAATACACTTCCACATCCGCAGCCACAACGTCAAGCCGCACCTAGACAAGTCAGGCGCACTGCATGTGTGCGTGAGCGATAGGGCGGAGTGGTTGCGGGTTTGGCGGGAACTGAGAGAGTGCGATACCGTTCGTCGGGTAGCACTAGACGCCCGCAACTGAATAGATATACTGACCGTACACACACAGGAGATTTACAGATGAAAAAGAAATTTGATATATTTTTACACGTTAGCGCAGAGAGCTGGAGCACTGGCGATATGCTTGCTTTTTCGCATGACATGACCGGCTTCGGCTACCATCTACTATGCACCCAAAGCGTCGAAATCGACGTGCCAGATTTTGACATGGTGCAGATCCAGGTTGACGGCATCGACCAGCAAATCATCAACATACGCGCCGACAGCCAAATGCAGATCACGAATCTTGAAGGCCGCAAACAGGAGCTACTGGCCATTGGGGTGGATGTATGACCACGTTCAGAGAAGGCGGCACCTGCGCAACTCCCATGACGCTGCGCCAGCGTAACGAGGCGCGCATCCGCAAATTAGCACGCGACATGGGCGAGGATTATCTGCTGCATCCCGAGAACAAAAAAGCTAAGTGGGGAAAGAGGGTATGATCCACACAATAAAGCACGACGGCTACGAATTCACAGCCGAGATAGGCCAGGACGGCGACGACCTGTTTGCCTGCATTCATAGCGTTAGCGGCATTGATACTGACATTAAAGAGATGGGCCAGATCATGCAGCGCAACGCATCCGATTGGGAATCATCTATACTCGAGGAGCTAATAAGCCTTGAGGGCGAGATACAGGACGAAAACAGGATTGATGCGTATCTAGATAGAATTTGTGAGGATTGCGAGTGATGAAAAGCGACGGAAGCACGGCAAAGTATTACGAGCTGCCGAAGGGCTGCACAGAGCTGCAAGACCTTATTGGGCACCGCAACATGAATGCACAGATAGGTGAAATATTCCGGGCCTGCTATCGGTTCGGGCAGGCAGACCACAGCGACTTGCTGCGCGATGCTAAGAAGATCCGCTTCTATGCGATGGCAGAGGTTGAGCGATTGGAGCGCGATGCGGCATCATTCACCACTGCACTAGACGGCCCGGAAAATGAATCTGTTGAGTCGTGGCGCAAGCGCTCGATTGATGAGGTTGTGCCGCAAGACTGGATAGACTGGGCGGGCGGGGAGTGTCCTTTGCCAGACGGCACTATTTGCGAGATCATGTTTAGTGACGGATGCACGGTAGGGCTGAGCGCACTCAATAATCTCCGCTGGATACGAACTGGCGCGGCTGGCGACATCATCAAATACCGAACCACGGAGACCCCATGCCAGGCCTAAAACTAATCCGCGCCAACGGAGAAACCACTACAAGGGAGTGTGATCGGCTAAGATATACGGCAAAGCCCGGCCCGTTTAATGTTGATGTTATTGTGTTTGAAGGCCGCACTGAATATGTCGATGAAACCATTACAATTCATGATGGTGATACGGCTTATTATTTGATTGAAGGAACGACTCATGACACTATAAAGTGGAAAAAGACGTAAGACATACGCCGGGCTTGCCCGGCTGTATCTATCAGGGGAGCGCCTGAGCACACATTCGGAGGAGCAAATTATGCAACCCAATGAAAAGTCTGATTAGGCGCTCCCACTAATGAATACAGAGGCTTAATTATGAAGAGATACACGGACGAAGAAATCACAGAAGCAGTCAAGCTGCACGGCGGCAAAGATAGCGCAGCCAAGGCGCTAAAAATGGACACTAGGGGGCCTCGCCCCATCAAGTCAGAGCGCGAAGCAGCAATAGACGCTATCCGCACATTTTCCGGCGATAAAGTGATTGCAGAGATTGCCGGGCTTATGTACGATAACGGTTTCAGGCTAAAATAATATGCGCTGATTGCCATGAAAATATATAAGTGATATAGTGCGCTTGTGTGATACTTCCGCATGCCGGTTGTTGATTTAAAGAGGGGATTGGCGTCCCCTTTGCAAGATAAAAAGCCCTCCAAGCGAGGGCTTTTTTACACCTAAAATTTGCCCCCGTTGCATAGCCGTGCAATAATCTATGAAATACAAACCATTTTCTAGGTACAGGGCTGGGGCCTCGCTTAATGAGCCAACATCAAGCTGCAATTGACATCGGGAACGCAGCAATGAAGGCCGCGCCAGTGATTGCCGTGGCATCCGCTGAGAGCGTTTTTGGCATACCGCTGCAAAGCTGGGTATATATCCTGACAATTATCTATCTGCTTTTTCAGATAATAGTCATAGCGCCAAAAGTTCCGGCAGTAATAATCGACTTTTATAGAAAAATCAGGAAATGGTGAAGCCGTGATTGCACTTCGCAGGGCGCTAATTGCTGGATCACTAGCCGCTTCGGCTAGCATAGTTGCCTACTTTGAGGGTGAGCGTCTGACAACTTATCTAGATCCGGTAGGAATTCCGACAATCTGCTATGGCCACACAGGCACTGCGGTTATGGGTCAGACTAAGACGCTAGGTCAGTGCAGAGACCTGCTATCCGAAGACCTAGGATGGGCTATGGCAGAGGTTGACAAGCATCTGCCAGACGCACCTCCTATGGTTCGCGCTGCTTTTGGATCGTTCACTTACAATGTTGGCGTGGGCGCTTTCCGATCATCTACACTTCTCCGCAAAGCTAAAGCGGGCGACCTACAGGGCGCTTGTAATGAATTGCCGCGATGGAAACACGCGGGCGGGCGTGTTTTGCCTGGCTTAGTAACCAGGCGCGCAACAGAGCGCGAGCTGTGCCTTTCGGGGCTAAAATGATCAGGAGCATTTTAACGGCATTTTTGGTGCTTGCATGCTTTGCAGTGTACTACGCTCAAGAATGGCGATACGAAGCTAAGCTGTCGGACATTGCCGCGTCTAACGCAAATGCACTAACAAAATCCCATGAACGCACCCAGGCTAAACAACAGGAGATCGCCACACTTGACGAAGCATACATGCAACAACTCGCGCAAAGCCGCGCTACTGTTGAGCGCATGCGCGCTAATCCTGAGCGGGTGCGCGTCAGTGCAACCTGCCCCAAACTGCCCGCCGCTGCCGACAATACCGGCGTGGATAATGGAGCCATCGCCAGACCTACAGACGCCGCTGTCAGAAATTATCTACTACTTACCGAACGACACGCAACCGTAACGGCGCAGATTGGCGCGTGTCAGGATATATTGAGGCTATTAAAATGACAGATTTACACGGCCACGACCGCGAAGGCTACAGCGGAGAGATCAAGGACCGCTTGCTTGAAATGATCGCAAGCGGCGACCACGGCGGGGTCAAAACTATTTGCCGTGATTATCCCGACGAGATGCCCAAGGCCAACACGGTTTGGTGCTGGCTTAATCCGCATCACAGGCTATACGACGAGGTTTTTCGTGACGGGTATCTAGCGGCCAAGGAAGTGACCGCGCATAACTTAGCTGATGCGATTATTGAGGACTTTAACAATCTGGGCACTGAGGCTATGGATTATCGGTTCGCTAACGTCCGCCTATCTCAAGTGCAGTGGATTGCAAAAAGCCTTGCGCCTCGGCATTATGGCGACCGCAAACAGCTTGACCACACAAGCAGCGATGGCAGCATGACGCCAACAATGATCCAGCTAGTCGGGCCAGACGATGACACTAGCCAAGGTTAAGACGCCGCCAAAACTAATACCTGTATTTACGCCCAAGCGCGGCAGCCTTAGATACAGAGGTGCACACGGCGGGCGAGGGTCTGGCAAGTCGTTTAACTTCGCAAAGATGGCCGCAATATGGGGCGTGATTGAGCCGCTGCGAATTCTCTGCACGCGAGAGTTCCAGGGTTCAATTAAAGAGTCATTTCATGCTGAATTGAAAAACGCTATTGCATCAGAGCCTTGGCTGGAAAAAGCATATGATGTCGGCATAGATTACCTTCGCAGCAATATCAATGGCACCGAGTTCATATTCCGAGGATTGCGTCACAATATCGGCAGCATCAAATCACTAGCACAGATAGACCTTTGCATCATTGAAGAGGCAGAGGACGTGCCGGAACACTCGTGGGTAGCGCTTGAGCCTACCATTCGCGCCCCAGGTTCTGAGATATGGGTCCTATGGAATCCAAAGATTGAAGGAAGCCCGGTAGATTTGCGGTTTGTGCAGAACATGCCGCCTCGATCTAAAATTGTGGAGATGAACCACACAGACAATCCGTGGTTCCCTGTAGAGCTAGAAGAACAGCGGTTGCACGCTATGGCCACTATGCCGCCAGAGATTTACGCGCACATATGGGAAGGCGCATACCTCACGCACACAGACGCGCAAGTTTTCAAAGGGAAGTGGCGCGTTGCCGAGTTTGATACGCCAGCGGGAGCGGACGGGCCATATTACGGCGTCGACTTTGGCTTTGCTCAAGACCCTACAACCGGCCTGCGCTGCTGGGTAGTAGCAAACACTCTGATGATTGACTATGACGGCGGGCGCGTCGGGCTAGAGTTAGACAACACCGCACCTTATTTAATCGCCCAAATACCCGGCATTGCTGACCACGCATCACGCGCAGATAGCGCACGGCCCGAATCAATCAATTACCTGTCGCGCCACGGCCTTGGCAGGATGGTCGGCGTTGATAAGTGGAAGGGCAGCGTAGAAGACGGGATCGAGTTCATCAGGTCTTTCGATGAGGTTGTTATTCACCCTCGATGCAAGCAGACGGCCAGAGAATTTGCGCTCTACAGTTACAAGCAGGACAGGCTAAGCGGCGACATCTTGCCGATTGTTGTGGATGCAAACAACCATTACATTGATGCGCTGCGCTACGCATTGGGGCCGATGATAAAAAACAAGCGCGTCGCAGTTGCGCCAATTAAATTTGCAATGTGATACAATCTTAGAAACCTTTTTAGGAATCCGACATGCCTTTGTCCACACCAGACACGAACTACACCAAGATGCTGGACATCTGGCACAAAACGCGGGCGGCTGCTACTGGTGGCCCGGCAGTTTATGAGGGCAACTTTTTACGCAAATTTAACCCGATAGACGAAGAGCGCCAAGAGCAGTACAAGAAAGGCGCGTATTATATGAACATCACCGGGCGCACCAAAGAGGCACTATTAGGCGCTATTTTCCGGCATGATCCAGAGACAGATGTCCCGCCGCTGCTAGAATACGTGTCAGAGAATGCCGACGGCGTTGGCCAGTCGCTTACTCAGGTTGGCAAAGAAATATGTAGCGATATTATGGAAACAGGTCGCTACGGCATTCTGGCAGATTATCCAGAAGCGCCAGAGAACCTAACAGCAGAGCAGGTGCGTGTTTTAGACTTGCGCCCTTATATGTGCCTTTACCCTGCCGAGTCAATTATTAAGGTTAGGGTAAAGACTATCCTTGGCAAGTCTGTTCTGTCGCTGGTTGTGCTAAAAGAGCCGATTGAAATCTACATAAATGAATTTGACGAAAAGAAAACGCATCAGTTTAGGGTTTTGCGACTAACTGACGGTGTGTTTACTGTGCAGGTTTACGACGACGAAGAGAACCCGATAAGCGATGCGTACGCGCCCCTTCGCGGATCTGATACATGGAATCGTATTCCTTTTCATATTATCGGGGCAATGAATAATCTGCCAGAGCCTGACATGCCGCCTCTTTATCCGCTGGCAGAGCTTAACATTGCCCATTACCAGACAACGGCAGACCATAGAGAAAACCTGTTCATTCATGGCCAGCTTACTCTAGGCATTAGCTCCGACCTTTCGCCTGCAGCGTTTGCAGAGGCTAACCCCTCCGGCGTAATAGTTGGCGCAAGGGCTGGGCACTTCCTTGGGCCAAATGGCAAGTTCACAACGGCCACCGCGCCAGAGTCATCTAGCTTGCGGGTTGCCTTGCAAGACTTGCGCGAGGAAATGGCTTCTATCGGCGCTAAGTTGGTGAGCAAAGGCGGGCAGGCAGAGACAGCAGAAACGGCACGCATCAACGCAGCATCTGAACTAAGCGTGCTGCAAATGCTTGTCGGCAACGTGTCGGAAGCTATGGAGGCAGCGCTTGAAGACATGGCGGAATATCAGGGCGTTGATCCGGCGCAGGTTCAATTCAGGCTTAACAGGGACTTCTTTGAAGATGGCATTGACCCACAACAGGTAATGGCAGACATTGCGCTATTTGATCGGGGCCTGGTAGCCAAGCAAGATGTAAGGCGCAACCTTCGCCAAGCAGGCAGACTAGACCCGGCGCGCACTGACGAAGAGATTGACGTGGACGCGGCAGAGAATTTAGCAAATAATACACTTGACGAATAATGTGTTAGACTATACGCAAGTGGGCTTGTGGCCTGCTGTAACCTTTTTAGCTTGGGGCTAAATATGATTGAAGTAAATCAAGAATCAGACATGTCGCAAGACGCAAAAACCTACACTCAAGAACAAGTGCAGGCGATGATTGAAGAGTCCACTGGCGGACTCAAAAAGAAAGTCGATGAGCTTCTGGGAGAGAAGAAATCAGCAACTCAGAAAGCCCGCGATCTTGAAGAGTCTAGCCGACTTGCTGATGACGACAGGCAGAAAGAAAAAGGCGAGTTTAAGGAACTGTATGAGCGCACGCAGGCTGATTTGCTTGCAGAGCGCACTAGCAACAAGACCTGGAAAGAGCAGTTACAACAGCGCGACATCAAGGAAAAAGCCGGACGCATCGGCAGCGACCTTGCAAAGACCGATACCAAGCGCGCAGAAGTGCTAACAGATTATGCAGCGCGATACGCAAAGCATGACGGCGAAACAGTTTCTTATGAAATCGGCGGTATTGAAGTTTCCGCTGACGTATTAAAAGAACACTTGACGAAAGAATACCCGTTCTTAGTGGACGGGAACAGTTCAAGCGGTGGCGGGGCTACCGGCGCACGCGGCAGTGCTGCAAGCGATAAGACGGCAAAACGTTCGCAGTTTGACTCTATGGGTCAAGCAGAGCGATCAACTTTTATCAAAGGCGGCGGCAAAGTTGTCGCGGACTAACTAACTCAAGGTAAACCCCATGTCTAATACACTGACAAATTTAGCAGGCGACATCTACATTGCTGCCGACATCGTTGGTCGCGAGCTGACCGGCGCATCTTCCAGCGTGACCCGTAACGCAACTGCCGAACGTGCAGCCGTTGGCGATACCGTGCGCTCGTTCTTCACTAACCAAGCAACTGCGATCACGCCTACGCCTTCAATGACTATTCCAGAGGGCACGGATCAGACAGTCGGCAACAAGACTTTGACCATCAACAATGATCGTGCTGTGCAAATCCCGTGGCGTGGCGAAGAGATTCGCAGCGTTAATAACGGCAGCGGTTTTGAAACAATCTACGGCGATCAGATCCGCCAGGCTATGCGCACGATTGCAAACGAGATTGAATCATCCATTCTCGTAGAGGCTTACAAGAACGCATCGCGCGCAACCGGCACCGCAGGCACTACCCCGTTCGGCTCTGACTTTGACACTGTAGCAGAGGCTCGCCAGATCCTGGTAGACAACGGCACGCCGATGGATAACCAGGTTACTATGGTTCTCAACACGCTGGCCGGTACCAAGCTCCGCAATCTGGCGCAACTGCAAAAAGTGAACGAGGCAGGCGGCGGCGACTTGCTGCGTCAGGGCGCGTTGCTGGACTTGCAGGGCATTATGCTTAAAGAATCCGCAGGCGTTCAAAGCCACACTAAAGGAACCGGCGTTAACTACGACACAAACGGCGCTCTTGCTGTTGGTGCAACTGTTATCACCGCAGACACTGGTACAGGCACTGTCCTGCCAGGCGACGTAGTTACTTTCGCTGGCGACGCTGTAAATAAGTACGTGGTAACTGGCGCATTTGCCTCCGGCAGCTTTACCATTGCATCCCCTGGCCTTCGCGTAGCGATTGCAGACGGCGCTGATATTGTTGTGGGAAACAACTACACCGGCAACGTGGTTTTCCACCGCGCTGCGATTGAAATGGCAATGCGTCCACCTGCTAAGCCTGCTGGCGGCGATGCTGCTGTCGATGAGCTGCTGGTACAAGACCCTAACTCCGGTCTGGTGTTCTTGGTTAGCTCGTACATCGGCTATCGTAAGGCGATGTTTGAAGTTGCTGCGGTATGGGGCGTCAAGGCTTTCAAGCCGGACTTCATTGCAACTGTAATGGGCTAAGCCTAAAGCAGCGTGAACTAGAGGGGTGGCATGTGCTGCCCCTTTTTTATATCGGAGCGTTATAATGGCAATGAAACCAAAACCAAAGCGGCCAGCAAAACCAAGTGACTCAAAAACCAGTGGCAAGAAAAAGCCAACTTATACGCGATAGGCTGCCGGGGATAAAATGACCACAATTATTGTAGAAGACGGCACAGTGGTTGCAGGTGCAAACTCGTATGTAACGCAGGCAGCGCTGTCTGCGTATGCAGAAGCTAGAGGCGTGACGCTGACAACAGCAACAGACATCCTGATTATCAAGGCGATGGACTACATTGAAAGCCGGTTATTTATTGGTGACAAGCACATTGAAGCGCAGCCGCTGCAATGGCCCCGCGATGAGGTCTATATTGACCGATATTACATTGAGCGCGAGACAATACCGAAAGAGCTAAAGAACGGAGTTTATACCGCAGCGATGGCGATCGACGCGGCCCTTGATCCTTTGCGTATTGTAGAGCGTGCAACTAAACGCGAAAAGGTGGACGTGATCGAAGTTGAGTACATGGATAGCGCAGCGTCAGAGACTATTGTGAGAACCATCAGCGCTGCGCTTTATAAGATTCTTCGCCCAGGTGGCCACGGCGGTAGCTCGTTCCGAGTGGTTCGGGCATGAGCTTTTATACCCGCCTACAGGGCACGGCTACAAAGCTGCTAAGCGAAAAAGCGCAAGGCACTATCACGCACATACGCGACGGCGAGGCGACCGGCCCGTCATACGACCCGACGCCGGGCGTGCCTGTTGTGACCGCTGTCACGGCATCGGTTAAAGGCGTATCGTCTAAGTACGTTCAAGACGGCTTCATATCCATGCAAGACCTTGAGCTTATTTGCTCTGTCTTCGGCTTCGACCCTGTGCAGTCTGACCGCTTCTCGATTGACGGTCGGCAGCTACAGGTGATCATCGTAGAGCCTATACCGGCAGCGGGCACAACGGTTGCTTGGCGGGTTTTTTTGAAGTCGTAGCTTGCAGTTATACAAAATACAATCAAAAGGAAAGCAAAAATGAAAGACTTTGAGATGACACGGGCACAAATGAACGACCTTTTAATGGCAGGTGCACTAATTACTGTAGAGGAAAGGCAGGCCGGACTCCCATGGAATATTCAAGAAAGAATTAACGCCGCGTGGGAAAGGCTTGGTATTTCCATGGGTTTTAACTGCAAAACTGCGAGGCCCACTATTGGAAAGGGAGATAGATTTTTTACGGCTGAAGAAACTGATTTTCCAGAGCCGCAATCGTACCCATTTTCAACAGGTACGGTTTTTTCTACATCAATTAAATTTCCTGCCACGATTGATAAGGCAGGCTTTGAGTCTTTAGAGTTCCTTGAACTCTACGGAACTACTACTTAAACCGCCTATCGCGGGTTTTTGCTATACTGTGCAGACTAGACATAACCGGATGCCGCTATGGCCGACCTAAAGAAGATCCAAGCAGAGCAAGAGCGCGCAGTGGTTCGCGCCTTTCGTGAGTCTGTGCAATCAATTCGGGACCAAGTGACAATTCAGGAAATCGTTAATCTGTTAAATGTCGGCAATGTTATCGG